TTGTTAATCGATACATCGGCCACCTCCAGCTTGAGTCCGACGCGCTCGTCCTCGGTGCCGGTGGCAACAAAGTTGCGCGGCTCGTCGCCGCACTTGAACTCGCGCACCACTTCCATCTTGGAAAGGTTTTGCACCGGAGCATCGCTGGCCGACGCGGCTCCACTGTTGGCCACGGTAAAGGTGTAGGTGTCGGCTCCGGTGACGGTGATGGTGTAGGTTCCAGCAAAGGGCGCGGCCACGGTTGAAGGTATGAAGACTTCGTCGCCTGTGGCGTAGCCGTGCGCCGTTCGGGTGGCGGTGGCGGTGGTGGTCGAACGAGCCAAGGATGTCAAATCGCGCCCACCGTTGGAATCCATTTTTTCTTGCGGAACGCGCAGGAGGCGCACGGTGCCTTTCCAGATGCCGACGGTGGTCAACGTCCAAGTGCCTTGGATGTCCAGTGTGCCGCTGGTGGTGCCGTTGGCGTTGATGGCCCGCTCCAAGCTGCTGCTGTTGCGTGGCCATTGGATAGCCCACTGGCTACCCACATGACCGGCCAGAAAGGTGGACGCGCTGGCCGTCAGCGTGGCGGTGCCGTTGCTGGCGCTGGAGGCAATGGTGGCGGTGCCGGTGTTCTGGTCGAGAACCGGAGGATACTTGAAGCTGATCGTGGAAAGTGTCCAGTTGTTGTTGGCAATGCGTGACAACTTGCGCGGCGCGTGGTTGGGGTGGACGATGTACATGACATCGTTGACCTGTGCGTATTGCAGTTCGCGCAGTTCGCTTTCTTGGTAAGGGCTGCTGATCTCGTAGGGATTGCCGCCGCTCAAGACCGGAGCGCCGCCCGTCCAGAAGCGGATGTATTGGTGGCCCAACTCCAAGACAAACGTCGTGGTCACGGAAAAGTTGAACCCAATCAAGCGGCACCGCTGGCTGGCGTTCTTGGCCTCGCCCAGATACTCAGTGCCAGCGCGGCGGTAGACGCCTCCGTAGGGCAGGACGATCATGTTCTCCAGCGTGCGGCACCCGCTGCGGTATTTTTCGACGTCCGTGCGGGCGTCCATGTAGGGACTCAACTCGCCTGCATTGAGGGCGGTGACGAGGATGTTGGCCATGACCTATTGGCTGGACGGGAACTTGGTGTAGCGGGCGGCGACAAGGTCGCTGTTCGTCCACGGCATCTTGCGCCGGAGACGCTCCTCAAAGGCGTCGGCCATGCGGGCCTTGGGGCCGGTGATGGCTTCGTATTCTTGCAGCAGTTCTTGCGGCATGTTGCGGCTTCCGGTGAGCGGGCCTGCCAGACGAGAGGCCAGCATGGTGGCCAGCGCATGGACAAACAGGGGGTGGTAAAACGATCCGTCCTCCACGCGGGCGACATACCGGATGTTGGCCTCCTCCGCGTTGGTCAGAAGCTGGTCGCCCTCGACGCTAAACTCCCCCAGCCTTTCGTTGGGTTCGTAGCCATTGAGTTGAACGACGCGCAGGCAATCAACCGGAAGCTGGTAGGCGCTGGCCCATTCGCTCTGCGGGGCGGTGGCCAGCTTGTTGAGCGCGGCGCGGCGCATGGCGAAGTTCCAGCGGTGGCCTTGCAGGACTTCGTCGCGGGTCTGGGCGTAGAAACGGTTGCAAAACTGGGCCTGCTTGGAATCGTCGGTCAGCGCCATGATCGGGCTGATGCCCAGCTTGGCCAGAGCCAAGTTGCAGATGGAGGTTTCGTCGGCCATGAAAAGTTAAAAAGGTGGCAGACTATTTAAAGCCGGTCTGCCAGCGGCTGTGAGCCTTTAGGGCATGCGGAACGCAAGCAGGAAGCTGATCTTCTTGCCTGCGGTGAGCGCGTTGGTGCGCGTGATCGCGGCGACAACCGTGCGAGTGTCGGCGGTCACGGCGTAACGCGGAAGCACGCTGACTCCGATGTTCGGAGTGACAGCGGCGCTACCGGCGGTCGAACTGTTCAGCGAGATGGAAGTCGCGCTGTAACGGTCGGCGTCGCCCGCGTCTCCGATGGTCGGGATCGCCACAACGGAGCCGCCCAAGGACGCCTCGTTGTTGACGCGCCAGAGTTCGGGCAGCGGGATCGCACCAACGGGCAGGACGGCAACATTGATGTTGTCGCCGCTGGCCGCTTCGGTGCCGGTTGCGGTGTAGGTCGCCTGCGCGTAAACGACGTTGCCTTTGACAAGGTCGCCGTCCACGCGGTTGCGGACGTTAAGCTCCAGATTTTCGGGAGCGATGTCGGTGTAGAACGTAGCCATATTATGATTCTCCTATGGTTAGTTGTTGTTGTTAGAGAACCTCGTCGGCCAAGATCGACACGACCTTCTTCTCTTCCATGCGCGTTGCACCAAGGCTGGCCACGGTGCGGATTTGCAGGGAGTGCGACTTGTCGGCGCGGATGTCCACATGCACCTTGCGACCGGCGTCGGCCAGCTTGAGGCCGGAGCGGACGTAGGCGAAGCAAGTGCGGACGCCCGTGGCGGCGACGTAGGGCAACAGGGACGACGCCACGCGGCGGAACTTGAAGCCCATGAAGGTGTCGATATCGCCCTGCACCAGCGCCTTGACGCTGTTGAAGTCGGCGCTCGTCACTTCGGTCGTGCGAAGCAAATCTTGGATTTGCTTGGCGCTGACCACAAGGATACGCGGATCGCTGTCGTCCACCTCTGCGTTGTTGAGCAGGAAGGCGGCTTGGCGGAGCTTGGCGATGGTGAGGCCGCTGTTGGCAGCGGAGCCGGTTTCAACGTAATCGACGGCGACTTCTTGGCCCGAAGGCAAGCTGGTCGGGGTTACGCCGGTTTCGCCCGTGTAGGCGGTTCCCAGCGCGGCGTCGATGACGACCTTGTCGGCAGTCCGCATGTAAGCCATCGCGTGATTGCTGACGGTTTCGGACTGCGGCAGGCTGACTTCGCCAAGGTACTCGGCATCCCACTCGTCGAACAACGTGGCGTGTTCGTACGGGTAAGGACGGAGCCAGCGTTTGGCCAGCGTGACGTCACTGATGTTGGTGTCGGCGGCGCGGGCGGTGATTTTGGTCATCTCGACCGCGGCCAGTTGATTGAACGATTTTTCTTTGCCGCGAACGGACTCCACGCTCACGAACTCACGCAGTTTAGAAACCTTCTGCTGAAGCAGATGTTCCCAGTTGCTGGTGAATTCCGTCGTGAAATATTGCGGAATTTGACTGATAGCAGACATAGTTTTTCTCCTTTGGTTTTGACTAAACCGGCGTCGTGCCGATCTCGTCGGGTTGATTGGTTGTGGTGTCCTCGGCGCTACCGATTATCCGCGAGCGCGGGTCGTCGGCCTTGGGCTGCCGTCGGACAGGCTCCACAAGGAGTTGTCTGCCTAACTGTGCGCGAGAATTGCGCTGCGCCACACATGGCGCAAGGGTTTAGTCAAAAAAAGTTTCGGGCTTTTGTGTATAGCAAAACGCCGTTCGGTATACACAACGTGTCAATGCCTTCGACATGGTTGAAACAACGTGTCGAAATTTCAGCGCAACGCCGCCCACAAGAATCCGCCGTTGGCGCACCCGTAGAAGAAAAAGATGACGGCCATCGCCGGATCGCCCTGCCTCCACCACCCTGCCGCGGTGGCAAAGTAAAGCAGCGTGCAGGCAAGGAGCGGCCAGAAGGTCACGAAATGACTCCGTCGTTGTGCCGCGCCAGCCAGCCACAGACCTCGCTGACCAGACGCCCGATCTCGTCCACGCACTCCTCATCCAAGTCGAAGAGGCGGGCGTGGATCAGTTCGTGGCAGGCCAGTTCGATGCCGCGGTGGCTGATGGCGTCGGGATGGATGTAAATTGTCCGGTCGTCTTTGACGCACAGACCGTCGTGGGTCACGCGGGCCGGTGGGCGCTGAATCTTGATCCGCCACGGTTTGCCGTCGATCGCGACACGCTTTGTGGGGGCGCGGCGGATCATTTGAGTCGGTAATGCGGGACGGGACGGACGCGCTCGGAGAGGCGGATGGTGAAGTTGCGCTTTTCGCACATCCCTTGGTCGATCATCCGGCGCACTTGCTCGCTGGTAATGCACTCGCTGCGTCCGCGGGCCTTGGCCAGTTGCTTAATTGTATACCAGCCCTCCGGCACCTCCTCGACCGGCGTGGTGGGTTGTGAAAGGGCTTGGCACCATTGGGCCAGTTGTTTGTCGGCTTTGGTCTGTTTCATAGCGGTAACTGGTAGTGCGGATCGAAGACCGCGATGTTGACGTTGCAGTTGGTGCCATTGAACGACCCGAAACACGCGGCATGTCGCCATCCCAGCGTTTGCCGCCGGATGGCCGAATACCCGATGTCCAACTTGATCCCGCACCCGATGTTGTAGCCGATGGCCTTGTTGTGGATGCGGGCGCTCTCCATCGCCACGCGGTGGGTGTGGCCCATGACCACCGAATGGCCCACCATTTCCGCGGTGTCCCGCGCCGCCGACACGTTATACATGGCCCCGTGGGTGAATCCGGTGTCGCCCAGCATGAACATGCCGCTCTTGTGGACGCCCGCGTAGGGAATGATCTGGCACTTGAGCTTGCCCATTTCGTCTTCAATGCGGGACAGGACGCTGCTGGCCGCGTAGGACAAGACCGCGTTGGGACTGTGGGCCAGTTCGGTCAATCGACTTTCATGGTTGCCGAAAAGGAAGACGTCGGGCTTGAGTTCGCGCAGGAAAGCCAGTCCTTGCATCAGATCGTCGGCCAGATCGGCCCCGTGGTCGGCGCTGTCGCTGTCTTTGCGAGCGCCGGAGCGCAGGGCGCGGGCATCGATGGCGTCGCCAAGGTGCAGCACGAAGTCCGGCTTCCACGCATCGCGCAGTCGCAGGATGGCATCCAGCGCCCGCGGATCGGCCTCTGACCCGTGGGTGCATGTGCAGGCCAGAAACTTCTGCCAGCCTTTGGTTTTGTTGGCCATAAGGCTTAACCGGCGCTGGTCAGCATGCGGCGCACTTGGTCAACGACCTCCGCGTCACCCTCTTGGTAACGAACGTAGAGCGGGTTGGATGCGTTGGTCATAATGTCGCGGGCGCGGGCGCGAGTGCTGCTCGCTCCGGTCTGGTCACCGGCCACCAACTTGTCGTCGGACAACTTCTCCGCGAGGTTGACGATGGCCTTGACCACTTGCGGATCGACGAAGCCTTGGCTGGTCGGATCGACTCCCGCGGTCACCGCGGCGCGGCGAGCCAGTTCGATTTTCTCCGGCATCTTGTCGCCCCACACCTTCTGGAGTTCGGCCCGTCCGGTTTCCAGTTGGGTTTCGATCATCTGGGCGGCGGCTTGGTTCATGAGCGCGGCCCGCTCCATGTCGAACTTCATAAACTCCTGCATCGCGGCGGCAGGCACGTTGTGCTTGTAGGCAAGTTCCGCGGCCTTCTTGGCCACGTTGTCATCCCATGTGACCCCTTCCGGCAGTTGCTCCGGCTTTAATTGGTAGGCTTCGGGCGATTCGGGAACGCCGATGGCCTTGCGGTAGGCGGCAACTTCCTCCGGCGTGGACTTCTCACTGGGAGGAACGATGGCGTTGGCCTTCTTGCCCAAGAGTTGCTCCAGCCCTTGGTAGGACTTGGAAAGGCTTTCAATGTCAGCCTTGTCGTTGCGCCAGAACTTTTCCGGCAACCATTCTGGCTTTTCGGCTACTGCGGGCGCTGGCGCGTCGGTGGCGCTGGCAGGCGCACTGGAAAGGAGTGTCCCTTCCGTTGTGGTGTTGAGGTTAGCAGCGGGTGCGGTGGACGCGGGAACAGCGGCGCTGTCCGTGGTGGTGCTGGTTTCGGAGGTGGTGGTTGCATCGATCATGGTGGTGTTGGTTGGTTGGTGTTTTGACTACACCGCGTTTAGCGGAGGACTTCGGTGGTTGGACGCTCGACGTCGGCATCACCGACGACGGGCAGGGAAAGTTTGTGTTCGACGAAAAGGACGACCTCGCGCTGGCCGTCACGCACCGCGGCGGCGATGGGATCGAACGGGCGTCCCAGCGTGCGCTCAAAGGCGGGCCGGTTCATGCGGAAGTAGGCGCGGAGGTTGTCGAGGACAACGCGCCCGTCTTCGTTGTCGAAGCAGCGGTGGTAAGCGTTGTTGATGCGCTGAAGCGACTTGCTGCGCTCCAACTCTTTGTCAGTGGTCATGCGGTGGCTTGATTCATCAAACGGCCAAGGGCGCTGTCCTGCTTGACGCTACCGGCTTTGCCTGCGGCCTCGGCCATCGTGAGCATCTCTTGTTGCTGCTGCATCTGGGCCTGTGCCTGTGCGCGGGCGGCGCGGGCCTCTTCGACCTCGTCCTCCTCGGCCAGCCAGTCGGCGGGCAGTCCGTCGTTGCGGGCGGTTTCGCGGGCGATGACGTCCCACTTGAAGTTGTCCAGCACTTCGGGGCGCACTTGGGCGATGATCGCGTTGCGCTCCATTGTCCTTGCCAAGGAAAGGTTGTGCATGGCGCGGATGGCGAGCGCGACCTTGCTGACGTAGCTGACTTCCGG